TTCTTGTAATACAAGATTTGGCAATGTGTTACTAAACGCAGGAATTACTTGAGTGATAATTGCACCATCCGGTACATAACCATTTAATGTTACTGGGCCGGTACCATTACTAAAATTACCTTGACCATTATTATATCCGTCACCCACAACCGCTAGTGTAGTAGTCCAAAAGTACGTAGTGTCACTTGGGCTAGCAATGCCGGCGACAAGTCTGTTGTTACTATCAAAATAATAACCACTAGGTGCAGTAACTTTTACCATTGCACCTTTTGTAATATACTTTACATTTTTAGTAGAGTATGTTCCTATTGCTATTGGCACATCTGCTGATCCGGATATGTTGTAGAAATAACCAGTGATGCTATTAGCATTGACTGTACTAGTGTTCCAATATACAGTTCCGTCACCTGATGCGGTATTTATATTATATCGTGTATAATTTTGTAAGTAATATTGTTTTGCTCTAGTACTTGATAATGCTGAGGCTAAAGTATCAGTTAAGAATTGAATAATATCACCGGTGTTAGTAATAGTTAAAGGTAAATATCCATCTGTGTCATTTTGATACATTCCACCATCATTTGCAAATGAACTAGTGCTGGAGTATTTCCCGGTAGGGTCAAGTAAGTCTAAGTTTTTAGACACACCAACAGAACTGCGATTAATAGCCTTGCTTTTAATAATTGAGTTGTATAATGTGTATGGGAAGTTGTTGTAATCTTCGCCATTAACCATTCTGTTTTGTGTATAATATCTTGCAGGAGCACGTAATTTAATGTCAGCTAGTGTTTCTCTAGCCTGTGCTGTTGATATTGTTGATTGTAGTTCTAGTCCTATAGTGAGTGCTTCTGTTCGTCCTGCTCGACTAATATACTGAAACGTTACTTGAATACCTTGCATCTCAGAAGGATCAATAGTATATGTCAATGCATTACCTGCACGTACATATGACCTAAATGTTCCAACTGGTGCTTCAGAAAATACTCCATCACCAAAAGTGTAACTGACTTGGTCATTGAAACGTGAGACAACTGAGAAAATTTTCTTGTTGCTTGTTTCAGTTTGGAGTTGTGCGTTAGCGTATACACTTTCTACTTGATTCCAAAGTGTTCTGCCACCGTTGTCAGTGTTTAATTGATATAGCCATGTGTCAGTATTATTGATACCTTGAATATCAATATCTACTACTTGGTTACTAATTTGTTGTGCTAAGTTAAAATCGTATGCTTGCAATCCACCTTGTTTAAAGTAGAAGAAGAATCCTGTATTTGGGCTACCATAACCTAGTTTGTCATTACGATAAACCATATTAAATCTGCCACTAGGTGCTGGTGGGATTTCGTAAACATAATCTTCTCCCAAACTAGTTACAGAAACTAATTCAAAGTTCATACTAATAGTATCAACTACTGAACTAAAAGGGGCGATAGGCAAACTGTTAGGTGGAATGTTGATACTGTATTCGTCAGTCTTAACTCCTAATAATTCAGCACTATTTCCAGGACGTCCTACTCTTTGACTATTAGTTAATGTAGCATTTATAACAGTGTTGAACTGCTCTAACCAGTTGACATTTGCAGGATCATTCCAAAGAATAATTTGGTTACTTAAATTGTATCCATTCATATCAGTTATATTTTCAGTGGTACGAACGCTTGTAACTTTAATATAACCCTGTCCTGCATTGTTTCTTTTTGGATTGTAGCTAACTAAATTAGCTAATTTGATAACACTATCTCTGCGTTCAGCAGTATCAATAAAATTTTCGCGGGTATTTAAGTCATTACGAAATGACAAACCTTGTCCCATAAATGCCATAACATCCATGAGGGCAATAAATTCTGAACTATCAATGTAGTCATTGAATGTTTCAGGATAGTATGCACGTAGATAATCAATAAAACTCTTACGCAGAGTTTCATAATCATAACTTCTGAAGTCGGCTTCACGAAACGTTTGGTAGATTGCTTGCCAATCGTTAACACCGAATAATGCTGATTGTCTTGAACTTGTGGCCATAGTTGTTCTCTTTTAAGTATTTATCTTAAATGAAAATCATGGTTTTTTAGGTTGCGAGAGTGGCTTGATTGGTAATGTTGTTAAAGAATACATTGATAATAGAAGCGTCATTAAAGGGCTGAATAGCAACTTCTACTTCTAAAAGTATTCCATTTTGTTGAACAAATGATTTGACAGAATTTAATAATAGTCTAGGATCTGAGCTGGCAACACGCTGTATTTCAGTTTGAATTCTGAACTGTGTATCTGCATCATTTGGCTCAAATATATAGCTCCAAATATCAGTTCCGTAGCCGGGTTGGCCTACTTTTTCACCCTTGTTGATGTTAAGTGCGTTGATAAAGTCTCTTAATACTAATGGACCGTCGACCATTCTGAATTTTTTACCCGGGATAATAGGATACACCATACTACCTGTACCACCTGAGCTGCCTGCAGGTGCATTAGTAGTTCTGGGTCTATTAGCGTTAACTGTTGAAAAACCTATATATGTTGACATGTTCTATCCTATATGATATTTATGCTGTTTCTCTTGTCTTCTGAATTAGGAAATCTACTTTTTCATCTAATATTTTGATGCCTTCTAATTTTAGAGCTTGCAATTCTGCCCCCAAAGCTTTTGCTTTATTATAAGCATCACCAATTGCCGGATCACCTGCTGGTAAGTTATTTTTTGCCTCTACATATGCTTCTACTGCCGCGTCAAATTCCACTCTCTTTGCTTTTGCTTTATTAAGAACAACAGCAAATCTAGCATCAAAATCTTTAATTTTTTCTTGTTTTTGTACAAGTTTTTCAGCCGCAGTTGTTGATGCAGTTTCTCCCGTTGAAGCGGGATTTCCGCTATAGTTTGGTACAGGAATCTTTGTACTGCCAAATACTGCACCAATTTGTGCTGTTATTGCTGTTCTATCGACTGTATTAACACTGATGACAGGTAGTTTAATTGGTGATGTACCGCCCGAATTTAACGAGCTAATTGCAGAATTTAATTGTGCCGCGGCGCCAGCGGGCAATCCGGCGCTGGCCAACGCTTGTAGCGATGCACCCGGATCTTTTAATTTTTTTAATAAATCGGAAGCTACATTTCCCAATGAGCCACCTGAGCTTAGTGCCGCTGTAACTTGAGTTAATGCCGTTGATATTCCAGCAGTACCGGGAATATTGTTTAATGCACCTTTTGCATTATTAACAATAGAAGCAACTGCTTTTTGTGCTCCCGGTAAATTACCTAAACCAGTAGAAACTGATGCTGGTAATAATGAGTTTGCACCATTAGTTAATCCGGCAGTTACTAATCCTGCCGCAGTTGTTGCGGCTGCTCCTGCACTGGTTACTAAATTGTTAACGCTAGAAGCCGCACCGTTGATAGCAGAAGATGCCGCACCTGAAGCAACTGAAGCCGCATTTGCCCCAGATATGTTAAATGCGTTTGCTGATTCTGCTACACTAGCCGCTAGCTCTGTTCCAGAATTTTGCGCGGCTGCTGTTGCTTTATCTGCAATTTGTTTAAGATTCTGCGGTACACCTGCTGTTAATTTAGGGAATGAATTCTTAATTGCCGCAAACGCAGATCCTGCAATACCTTTAGCAGAATTCAATAAACTTTCTGCACCACCTGTTAAGCTCTTTGCTAATCCGTTCAATGATCCTGCAATAGAACTTAGTCCACCGGTAACGGTACTTGCTAAGTTTCCAGCAAAGTTTCCTGCACCTAATTGGCTGGCTGCATTGCCTAATAGTTTATTAGCGGCACCGCCCAAATTAGCAATTGGACCGGTAATTGATTGTCCCAGTGTTCCGGCGGCTGATTTAATTGCATTAACCGCGGCTGTTGGCCCTGCTAAAGCTCCGGCAGTTATTACACCTGCAAGTTGTCCTGCACTTTCTTTACCAGTAATTAATCCTGCTTGAGTTAATTGTGTTTGTGCTTGTTGAAAATTAGCAACCTGTGTTGCTACTTGTGCGGTTGGATTATTCAAATAATTTGTTAAGTTTTCTGCGCCCGGTTTGCCTGCAAACAAATTAGGCGTCAATGCTTGCTGAACGGTTTTACCACCTTGAACTAAGTTATTAATAAGGGCTCCTGCACCTGCTTTAAGGACGCCGGCTGCTTCAAGTTGTTGCGGAGATTGCGCCATCTTACCAATTGCGGCTATATTCTGAACAGCGCCATTAACTGTTGTAGATACTACTCCTGCACCATTCTTAATTGCAGCCGCAACAGCCGGGGTAGATTGAGCAATTGTTGCAACTTGACCTACCATAGCAGTTGTTGCATTTTTATCTAATGCCCCACTTATTGCACCAGTGACCGGAACAGTTGATGCTACACTAGCACTAACCGGTGCTGCCGGGGTAGTTGTCGTATTATTTGCCGCTTGAACTGCCGGAGAAGGATTACTTGGGAAGTTTGCATCAGCATCATTGTTAATTTTAACATCAACACCTTGGTTTGCGGCAGCCCATGGTGCATGAGCAGGTGCTCTGCTAGTAACACTTAATAATGCAGCCGGAGCTGCCGCCCAACCTTTTTGTGAATCATATAATGTATCAGTATGTGCATTTGTTGATAATGGTTTAACCTCTTCGGGTATAGTTGATGCTTCACCTGTGTTTAGGTTTATTTTCTTACCATTAATAAATGTGTTATTACTGCTTGCAAAACTTGCCTCACCCGATGACTTATAACTCATGGCACCGGTAGACTTTAATGTTGTTTTACCATTAACGCTTGTAACATAGTCAGTTCCAATTTTAAAATTAGTTTTCTTATCACTATTGGTTGTAATATTTTCAGCATAGATGTTTAAATCTTTTTTGGCATGCATGTTAATATTATTATCAGCATGTAAATTCAAATCACCTTGCGTTCTTATATTAACTGAGTTAGTAGCGTACATATCTATTGTACCTTCTTTTCCTAACTCTACCCAACTTTGTCCGTTAGCATGAATGATATGTAAGCATTGTCCATCATCACTCATTAAAATTTGATGTCCTAAACTAGTACGTAGTCTTATCAATTGGTCACGACCAATTAAGTCACCATCATCCATTACAATAGAATGTCCTGCTCTACGTGCTACTACTCTTAATCCTGTTTGTTGACTACCCTGACTTGCCGCATCTGCTACAGTTTCATCCGTAAATCCACCTTCATAGATTGGACGTCCGGGACTACTTACACCCCAACCAACACGACTTGGTGTTTCACGCTGTGCTGATGTGCCTATTGTACCTCGAATTGTGTCTCTGATTAAACCTTGTTGATTTAATACGCCAGCAAGATAACTATGTACTGGCTTTGGCTGATTAAAGAATGTAGGTGATTCATTAATTGCTTGATTGTTTTTATTAATATTAGCTACTGGCAGTTTTGTTGCACCACCGTAACTATTGCCTTCATTTGTATTAAGAACTACTGTCTCAGCAGAACCCATAGCAGGCACAGTATACAATGCTTCTGGCTCAGGTACACAA